TGCTCACCTTCGATAACCTGCACATCAAGCTGCAAATAACTGCCGGTCATCGCCTTTGTCGGCTTTTCCTCGCTGGCCGTGATGGCGCATTTATACCAGCCCGCCGGGATCGGCTCGCGGCTTTCTTGCGGGTCCACCGTGTTGGCGTCAAATCCGTTGAGGTTCATTGTGCATTTTCCTTCTCTGCTACAAATTCAGCAAACGGAAACCCAGCCTCAAAACTGAATGGCAGTGGCTCCGTGATGTTGAAGCGGTTCTTGCTGACATTAGCGGCCTGCGGGAAGCAGATGATTTCACGCTTGCCCGTGCTGATCGCACGCTTTTTGCTGTCGTCGCCACCGCGCATGAATGTTTCCAGCCGGATGAAGCCGACAAGATCCACGTTGTCAGTGTAGTTCGGCAGGCTCTTTTTGTGCATCCTGACAGTGTACCGCGCGTAAGGATCGGCATCCGGCAGATCCAGCGTTTCCGTGTCAGCGTGGCCGATGAAAACCACGTTCATGCCCCGATCATAGGCCAGCGCACCCGCCCAATCGCGCACCGTGCGATGCTTGTCAGCCGCCGCGTTGTAGCCTGCGCCATAGCCGCCGCCCGCTTGGTTGATGCTTTTCGCCTTCGGGTCGGCGTCCACAATCTCGCCCTCAATCAGCGTTGCAAGCTGCGTGATGCTGTCAATCACCAGCGTTTGGAAGTCGTGTTCTTCCGTGGCGAGGCTTTCGATCTGATCCAGCACCTCGTCGCTGGACCGCGCGACCGGGAACAGCGCAACGTTGTCGTTGCCGACAAGGCTTTGCGTGCCGTCTTCGGTTCGGATGAACACCGGCTTGGGGAACATCGCCGCCAGTGTTGTCTTGCCCATACCTGCTTCACCAAAGATGGTGCAGATCACAGGGCGGTTGCCGTCCGGTTTGGACAGTTTGCTTAGGTCGTATGCCATTAAAGTTCCTCCACTTTCACGCCGACTTTGCCGGGTTTTGTTGTAAATGCTGCGGCAATGCAGTTCCACGTATCCGGCTCGTTTTTAATCAGCCACTTAACGCCTGTCGTATCGACAGACGGCTTCATCACAACAGGATGATTGTGCGCGGGAATGCGATGCTTAACCTCATCCCAGATGTCCGCGTCCAGCTTGCGCGTAACAGGCTGCGTCAGCGTCACCTTGAAATTGTCGAGGGTGTGCGTCTTGCTGCCCTCGCCTGGCACGTCCAGCGCCTCTGCGATCTGCTTTTCAATCGCAATGCGTTGGCGGTTGGCTTGCCCTTCCGCCCGCTTGGCTTCCAGCCAGTCGCGGGCGAGCGCTTCGATGTTATCCATCGTCGTCTCCTAATTTTCACTCTACTAACATAGGCACGTTAAAAAATGCCGCGCAGGGATGCAAGCCCTAATTTGTCCGCTTCCAAACAAAAACAATCGACGGCCTGCCAATGCCGCCCGCTGGGGGCTGTGACATGCGCTCAATTGGAAAGTCGCTTTCTAAGACGCTGAATATGTCTTCCCGGCGCATCTTGCCAAGGTTGCCCAGCGCCGGAACCTTTTTCAGCAGTTCGCTGGTTTTCAAGCCGACTTCGCCCGCCTCCTTGATGGCCTGAGCCGTCCGCTTGCGCAGCTTGTCGTTGTCGCCTTCGGCCAGGTTATCAACAAACGCTTGATAGGTCTGCTGGCTGTAAAAATCGACGTAATCAATGGCCCAACGTGTGGCCTCTTCCCCGATTTCGTCTTGATCCAAGCTGACCGCCACAATCAGCGCCACGCGCATGGCAATTTCACGGTTGCGGTCCAACATCGACCCAAGGGCGCTGTTCTTCGTGTTCTGCCGATCAATGATTTCACCTTCATATTCCCACAGCAGATCCCGCGCCGCCTGCGTGAACGGCACAACGACAGGCTCCGGTGGAAATTCGTATCCGTTACCCTCGGCCAGCATACCTTCGCCCGCGTGCGCCGTCGCACATCGCACCGCCCAATCCAGCAGCGCAGAAGGTGGCGAGGCCATCCGATTGGCCATCCGAGCCCGTTGTCGGGGCCGCTTGCTTTCCACGATCAAGAAGCGGTTCAGCAGCCCGCTTGCCACGTCCTTGCCGCTGATTGCCTCGTAAAACGTGTCGGGCGTGGTCATGCCCATCATCGTGATGGCTGGGTGCGCAATCGCGCCCTCAAGACCTTTGCGCTGGCCATCTGTCAGCGATCCGGTCGAATAGCCTTTTGTCGCCAGCGTGCCGGTCAGTCTCCCGAATGCCTGCATCATCATGCTATTGGCACCGCGCAGATGCGCAGACCCTTTGCCTTGGCTGGCCTCAAGATACATTCCAAATTCGTCAATCATGGCGATATGGCAGGGCCGCGCCTTTAGCGCAGAAATGACACCACCCTCTGACGTGTATCCAGCAGGCCCCGTCAAATCGAGATTGGCTTCGCGCAACACCTTTTCGACCACATGCGCTGCGTTGTCTTTGCCCTCGCCCGTCTTCGCCACGTTCAAAAAAAACAGGCTGGACATATTGCCCTGATCTGTCACCCACCGACGCCCCATAACAACCGACCCAAAGGCCAGCGCCGCCTGCACGTCAAACTGCGGCTGGGCCTTGATTGCCATCTGGTGGCTGTATTTCACCATGTCGCCCAGCGCACCCGGCACCGTCAAAAGGTGAGGCGGAATATCGGGCTTATTGTCTGCCGGATCTTTCGCCTTGCCCCAGCCTTTCAGGATTGAAGCCGCAACCTGCTTTCCGTGTTCGATCTCCCGCCGCATTTCCTCGCGCTCTGCATCCGATGGGGCGCGGGGCATCTGGTCAAGCTGCAATATCTCAGCCGCCGCCTTTACCGCCGCGCTGACGTTGCCCATGTGTTCGAACTGGCAAAACACCTCAAACGCATCCACGCTGAAATCGCCAAACGGGTCTGATGCGTGGTGGCTGTAGCCGCGCCCATCTTCGAACAGCACAAAACCGGGGATCTTGCTGGTGCTATTGGGCGACAGCCAGCGATTACCAAAGCGCACATAACCGGCCCGCTCAATCTCATCCTGCAAGCCGTGCGCGTCGTTGTAGGCTTCAATCACGCTGCCTTGATTACCCTCAATCCGGCGCACCCGCTTTTTTGGCGTGAAGGCCGGGGCCACCTTCCAAGGGCAGACATCCTGCATCTGCGGGGCAAAGCGCGGCCACTCGGTCCAGACATGCAGAAGCTGCGGCGGTATCTCTTGTAGCGCCCCAAACGGCGCACCGGCCCACTCATAAGGTCGCTGCGTGTCAGGGTGGATGCTGGGCGGCAACACGTCCTGCGTCTGACCGGCCCGCAGTTCAAAGATCACCTCCCGCTTTTTGGGGCTTCCCTGCACCGGCCAGTTTATCTTGTGCGTGTTCAGCACCAGCCCATCCGGCACCTTGAACAACACCTTGCCGCGCTCAGGATTGCCGACAATGCGCGGGTTCTCCGCAAGTATCTTGTCCAGATCAATGTTCAGCGCATCAAAAATCATGCGCATTTTGTCCATGTCGTCAATGTCGAGCGCACAAGTGCCGCTTAGGCTATGCAGCAGGCCCATGTTGTGCGTCGGGCTTGCCTTCCAGTGGTTCGGGTGCGTGGCCTTGGTCTGCCAGCCAAAGGTGCTGGGGGCCTTGCTGCCGGCCGGTATTGCCACCAACGCCCAGCCTAGTGCGTCGTATTGCTGGGCCGCGTCAAACGTGTCTTTCACGTCAATCTCCTGTCGTTTTTTACCGCAGGGATTGACCGGCCTCATGCCATGTCGTAGAAATCACCTGCGTTCTTCACACTTCGCACCATAAGCCCGTCCGGTGGCTTTATGCAAGCCCTCGACCCCTCACCAGGTCGGGGGCTTTGTTTTTTGGCGGGGCTAGGATCAAGAGTAAATTTGGGTGGAATTTTACAACATAGCCCAAACTTGCCATTGGCCCATTGCGCAGGATGACTAAAATTAAGAGCGCGGATTTTGAAAGTAAGTCGCCCCAAGATGCCCGCCAAACCCCTGAAATCACTGTATTATTATTATATATATATATATATTATTTAATTATATAGATATACAGACAGGGTGGGTCGTTCTGTTCTCAGTGGGGGTGACTGCTGGGGGTGTGTATTAGGGCCAGGAAAAAAGAACTAAACTACACCGCCACCAAGATCGGCAGACAGGGCTTGCAAGTTCCAAATCATTCGGGCTAGTCTTGGCGGGCGAGGGAGCGTGACAGCGCTCAGACCTCGCCCTAATCACAAACCGGAAGAGGAAAGGATACCGGCAATGACTGTTCAAAAAATAACGCGACCAGACCCCATGCGCAACACCGCCATGATGACCCAATGGCGGGCGACGTTTGTTCGGCGCTGGCACCGCAACCCAGACCTGGCCGACACCAACGACCCGATTGGCGGTCACTCGGCCCGCGTCGCTCTCCTGCTGCTGAACTACTGGCCGCTGTCAAGCGTCTTTGCTATCACCCACGCCCTGACACACGATCTGGGCGAGGCATACGCGGGCGACGTTCCCGGCAATATCAAGCGTCAACACCCAGAACTGGCTGAAGCCTTGGAAGAGGTTGAGGCGCTGGGCGCAAAAATGATGGGCATCGCAGATCCCAACTGTACCGCCCGCGAAATGGCGCAGGTCAATCTGTGCGATAAATTAGATGCCTACCTATGGATGCGTCACCACAAGCCTGGCCTTGCGAACGACCCCGATTGGAAAGCCAGCCGCGAATGGCTGCTGGATGAGGCCGATCGTCTTGGCGTCGATCTGCCGGAGAGTGTGTGATGCTGGTGCCAAAAAGAATTGACCAAGAAGAACAGTTTGAGCGCGAGCGCGAAACCGACGCCAAGGTTCTGACTGCAGTCATCTGCGCAGAACTGTCGTTGCAGAAAAACATCTGCATTTCTGACTTGACCCGCAGGGTCAGGATAGGCGAGGTCATGATAAACAACGCCATCAACCGGCTTGAAGTGGAAGGGCTGCTTGAAATTGATAACCGGCGCGACAACTGCCGTTTCGTCTTGGCAACGGAAAAAGGCTACGAAAAAGCGGGTGTACAACGCCCCATGTGGATGTGGAGAGGAAACCATGCAAACAAATGATCTGATGTCCTTAGAAATAATTAAGTGCAAAATGGAAGACCGGCGGTTGCCGGTCGTGGCAAGGCGCGCTGGGCTGTCTCACCCGACCGTCAAGCGCGTGTCCAAAGGCGACTTTAACGTCAGCCTAAAGACATGGCGCGCTCTGTCTGACTACTTCAAGGAGAACTGACCAATGGCAGACGACCAGCACGCCGATGACGAATTTAAATTTTCTGACGAAGCAGAACTAGCCCTAAGCTACTTTGTGGTTTTGTCCGAAAATCATGACATCATCAAACTGATTCAGGGCATGCTGTTCGCAATATCGTTCATACTTGAAGAAAAGAGGCCTCCGCTACAATGACAACCAAGCGACAGAGCGCACTGGACACCGCGTCGGAATTAATCCACGGCCCGCGCAACGCTGACTACGGACCACCTAAGCTGAACTTTCAGCGCATTGCGCACCGATGGACTCAGATCCTGAAGGCAGATGTTGAGCCGTGGCAGGTCTGCCTGATGATGGCAGACCTAAAGATCGCACGCATGTGTGAGGGGTATACGGAAGACGGTCCAATTGATATCATAGGTTACGCCGCGCTGATGGCGGAACTGGCACCTGACGACTGAACTTTTCCCACGGGGAGGGGTGGCGGTGAACTTTTTCCACGGGGAGGGGCAGCATGGCCGTCAATGTAGGCATATCGACCACCGGCAGCACCCGCACCATCAACCGCCGTCTGAACAACCTGATCCACAAGCAGGTGCCGTTTGCCGCGTCCAAGGCGCTGAACGACACCGGCAAGCTGCTTCTGGCTGTCAACAAGCGAGAGATGCGCAAGCAGTTCGATAAGCCGGTGCGCTACACCCTGAACGCCTTCTACATGAAGCCAGCGCGCAAGACCGATCTGAACATGCGGATCTCACGCAAGGCCAAACCATCCGGCAGGCATTACCTGGAGATCCAGCACGAAGGTGGACCGCGCCCCAGAAAGGGCGTGGAAAGCATGCTGAGATATTCCTTGGCGTATACCGGCGATCTGCGCGCTGTGCTGCCCACCAGCCGCACCAAGACCGCCGCCGGAGGCATGAGTATGGCGCGGATGAACGAGGCCATTGCAGGGTTGCAGGACAGCAAGCAGGCGGGCCGGGTTCCCAGTTCGTCCTACACCAAGGCGGGCATCATCAAGCAGACAGATCGGCTGGCCAAGCGCAAGAAGCCGGTGGAATACTTCATCGGGTACAAGAGCAGCGGCAAGAGCAAGACAGACGGGATCTACCGCCGCACCGGCAAGAGCGTGAAAAAGATGTTCCACCTGTTGGAGTATCAACCGCAATATCGCCCCAATTTCCCGTTCTATCCGCCCCTGATCCGCAAAGCCCGGTCATACTTCCCAGCCAGGATGCGCAAGCAGCTTGCGATGGCGATGAGAACCGCCCGGTTCTGAACTTTTCCCACGGAGGGGGGTGAACTTTTCCCACGGAGGGGTGAACTTTTTCCACGGGGGGGTGAACTTTTTCCACGGAGGGGGTGAGGGTCGCAATGCCGCGCCGCAGCACCGTGATGCCGCGCTGCGGCATGGGCTGATTCTGCGCTGCGGCATCGCCAAGCCATTGTTTTTGCTTACTTTTTCGGGATAGGGCGCAAAATTGTAGGCCGTGCCTATAGGCCGCTTGCGCTCTTTTTTTGCATTCTGTGAAAATTTGTGTTTACGCCGTGCAATGTCTCGGCGTACTATCCCGCCAGACGCCGCACCAAAGTGGCGCGAAACATGGGAAAGGAAAGACAATGGCAAAACTTCTGCAGTTTAAATCTAGCACGATTAACGCGGGCCTAGATGCCAAAACAATCAAAGGCAACGGGCAAGATTATGTCACGGCGATTCAATACATGACGCCATATAAGACAATGGGCGCGAACCTATGCCCTATGGCAGAAACAGCCGGTTGCCTTGACGGTTGCCTAAATACCGCAGGGCGCGGTCAAATGAATTGCGTACAAGCTGCCCGGCAACGCAAGGCGGTTGCTTTTGTAACTGACCGCGCGGGATATGTGGCGCAGCTTGCGCTTGACGTGGCGCGGTTCGCGCGATGGGCGCAACGCAAAGGATTGAAGCCTGCGGTCCGTTTAAACGGCACAACGGATATTCGCTGGGAAAACATTCCCGTGGAATACAACGGCGAAACATTCCCGCACATTTTTGCCGCGTTTCCCGACGTGCAATTTTACGATTATACCAAAATTGCGAACCGCGACCTGAGCGTTCCAAATTATCATTTGACGTTTAGCTATAGCGCGGCAAGCGCTGTTTATATGCGGCAACTAAATAAAGCGCTTGCGCGCGGCATGTCGGTTGCCGTGGTTTTCCGCGATAAGGAAAACATTCCCGCGCAGTTTTTGGGAATGCCGACAGTTGACGGTGACAAAAACGATATGCGCTTTTTGGACCCCGCGCGCGTTGTTGTGGCGTTGTACGCAAAAGGCGACGCAAAGAAAGACACTAGCGGATTTGTTGTGGATTACATCGCGCGGGAGTTGGCGGCATGAATTTCGAAACGACAATAGCAATACAAGCCTATGCAGAAGAGTTTTCCTATTTTGCGCAAGAGGCTGAAAACTTTATTGACCTATGTCGTGAGGTATTCACCGAAAACCACGGCGCAGAAGAGGCCGAAAAAATTCAATGGGATGAAATAGAAAGGGTTTTCGGATGACTGTTTTTGAATCGGCCTACAAAAGGCTTTTAACGAAATGCCTAACGGAAAGTGAATTGCGATCCGTTGCCGCAGGTCAATCTGTGCCAAATGATTATTGTGACGCAAATATGCTGTTGCTTGACGCGTGGCGTGATGTCTACGGCGAATGTGCGTTCGGCGCCGATGGGAACTTATCAGAAGAAACATTGAATGAAATGAATCGCGCAATGTGCGCTGTCCATCCGTTGTGTGCATCATGACAGAAAAACAGATCTATGCCTGCGCGCTCCTAATTATGATTGTCTTGGGCGCGGCCCTATAAACCCGAAAACCCCGCCAGGTGCGGGGTTTTCTTCTGGCCTATCGATAGGCCGCGAAATAAGCCCGCAGGAGCGGGCTTTTTTCTTTTCCGCTATCCTTGCCCATATTGTTTACCAGCGCCGCCCTAGCGCCGCTCTACGCCGCTATTTGACGCCATTCTGCAGTCATGCCATGCCAGGCCCTGTCGCGGGTCCTGGCCAAAATCGGGTGCTGCGGGTAGTTCGCGC